TAATACCCACAGCGGCCACACCATAAGTCGCCACAATAATCTTGCCATCACTAGTTTTAATTTCGTCATACTCTTCTTTTCTTTCAGCCAATTTAACTGCACCACTGATAAACACACTGTCCGGCAACATTGCAGTTAATTTGTTGCCTGTGTCAATTCTATTCACTAGCACAAGAGTATTTCCAGTCTGAGAAATCTCTTTGATTTTGTTTCCTATCCAAGTAATACGATTATCGTCTGTGACTAGAAATGTATATTCTTCTTGATAGTTTCGAAATACTTGTACGTCATTGGTCTGAAGAATATTGATTTGTAAATTTGCCAGCACACCTTTTTCTTGAAGATCGTGTGCAGATACTTGATTAATCACTGGACCTATGCTGGCAAGTATGCCTTGAAATTCCCATTGTTCTTTAGGAACAGTTCCGGTAAGTCCCCAACGTATGGCACAGTTCTTAAAGTTTTGTGTTAAAAGTTTTGTCAGTACTTCTGCTTTGGCCTGATGAACCTCGTCAACAATAATAGCACATACTCCCTCACAGAATTCTGCCAAGGATAGTGTAGCATCATCATAACTTTTCTTATCTAATACGTTGAGACTTTGCCACGTACAAATGGTATGTGTCTTGCCTAATTCTTTTCTATCACCAAAATACACACCAACGTCCAGACCTAGATTTCGATAATCTTCTTCAGTTTGCACTACAAGACTCTTGTTAGGTACAATGACCATAGTTCGGCCATATGGCTCGCATAGATGACTTAGAGTAGCAGTGGTAATGGTTTTGCCGGCACCTGTAGCAACTTCTTGTAGAGCCTGCGGAGTTTCTAAAAACTTGTTAACAACATCGTATTGATAGTCACGTAGTACAATAGGTGTACCTGCTTCCGGATGTCCTTTGGGCCAAGTCTTACCTTTGTCGGCCCAGTAATTTTCAGTGATAGCAGCAAACTCTATCTTACTATGAATACGTTGATCTTCTATGTCAATTTCATAACCGCTGTCTTCTATGATAGGAAGAATAACATCTAAGTGTGCTAGATATCCTGTGCCGCCAATGCCAAAATAAGTTTTAGTGCCGTCCCATCGACCAAGTTTGTAAGCAGGCATATGACGTGCATAGGGCAAATCAAACTTTAATTTATTGACAATTTTACGTCTTGTTTCTACACTAAGCCCTTCGAGCTTAATATTAACTTCATCTCGGATTATGAGTTTACAACTCGACAATTTTCTTTTCCTTAACGTGAGCAGCCTTTATATCACCAATAAAAAATACACAGGTATGATTATCCATCCAGGACTGTGCAGTGGCACTGGGTATAGGATATAAGCTATTTGTTATAATAATTTTAACATTTTTTTCTTCAGAGAACAACCACTTAGGCGGTTTGTTTTGAAATATAAAAATGTTTCCAGATTCAACCTTTCCACCATAGCCGCTGTCTTTGACCCACTGATTAAATCCTCGGTCTTCTTGTTTGTCTAGTCTAAAGCAGATGCGAATTTCTTCGCTGTCTATGCCAAAATCTTTAGAAATTTCGCAAAACTCTTTGACCCAGTTTTCACTGTTATTTCCCTTGTTTAGAATCACAGCTACAGGACCGCCTACAGATTTATAAATCTCACAAAAACTTTCTATGCTCTTTACGTGAAATTTAGTTTCAGGCAAAAATGCAATTTTCTCCACTAAATTTTGAGGTTTTTCTAGGTAAGGATATCCCATTGATTTGGCCAGTAATAGATCACTGGCAACGGTACCGGATTTGTTTTCAACAAAAAAGTTTATAGCATCTTCCACAGGATTGATTAACTCAACTCCAGTACTGTTAATGTAGCACCCCGGTGAAATTTCTTCAGAATTTTGCCAGATTTCTTCAACTTCGGCCAGGGCAATCATAAAGGTATCATCGATATCAAAGTTGTGTTTCTGTAAGAACTCAAAAACTTCTATTAGGTTAAAATTATAAAATTTCAGTTTTCGAACTTTCTCCTCGACATCCCAGACACTGGATGAGTAGTCTTTAAGGGATGGTGAAATTTCCTTCTCAAACACTTCTTTTAAAGCAAACGGAAATTTTAAACAAATCCATAAATTGCTTTCGTCATCTTTTTCAATATAGGCCTTTTTTCTGAGGTCCAATACTCTAAAAGAATTTTTCCACTCGGGACTGTCAATGGCCAGGGCATAATCCAGTCCCGCCATTTTAGCAAACATACGGTATTTTTGGAGGATTTTAATGACGAAATTTGCCTGATTTTTAGTTAGTTGGGTTCCACCTAAAATTACATTCTGAAAACTGTTGGCTGCTGTTAAATCTTGGTGACTAAGTTGAATCGCCTGCCGATCACAGTAATCCATAAAGTCAATAAAGATGTCTTCGACATAATGAGATTTTAACATTTATATAGTATAACATCACAGATCGTGAAAATCAACTTATTTTTTTAATTTTTCTTCAAGATGTTTTTCAAGGCGTTTGAGTGGAATGCCTTGACTAATTTCTTCTACGGTCCATTCGGTGTGTGTCAGTTTAAGAAACCATTCCTCACGATCAGGCAATAGTGGATTTTCTAAATTTTCCCATTTTTCCGACATAGGATATGCCAAACTCGACTTATCGCAAATCACTGGGGTGCCATTGATTGCCGCCTGAACGCAAGGACCACTGTTATGATTGATCACACAGTGGTAATTGTAGTTAATATCAAAGTCATCGTAGCTGCTGGGAATTTTTCTTGGTAGTTCAATCACTGCATCGACAAATTTTTCACGAATTTGTGACCTAGGATGGGGTCTAACCACAATTCTTCGATCGGTATGCTTTTTTATCTGAGCAATGGTGTTTCGTATCCATAGTTCCATTGTAGGTTGACCTTCCCATTGAAGACTTCGACTATGTTGCGTGGCAATCAGTATTTCGTTTCTCCGTTTGCTTACCGGTGGGTTAAGATAAATCCCTAATTTTTGTGGTCGACTTAGGTCAAGATCGAGAAGATTGCCAAAAATTCCAAAATTGTTAATGTGTTGACTAGCAATTCTCCAAGTCATACCACGTTTTAAATTTCCTACCTCAATTATTAGTATTGGTCGACCTTTGTTCAGGCATTGTTGATACACCTGTTGGTTTGATTGCATACGTCCCCACCATAAAACTGACCAAATCACTGATATATCCTCGTTATCCTCAACAACTTCGTGACCGAGAGATATTATACCGGTGGCAAAGGCGTCAAAGACAGGCACGCTGTTTAATGCGCCGAAGTTTCTGTAAAGTTTGAATTTCATATAAAATAAATAACTGAGTATTTAATCCACACTATGTCAAAATTTATAAAAAGAATTCAAAAAGCAACAAAAAAAAATATTCATAACTGTGTAGTTGTGGGCAGTAATTCTGAGAGCTTTGAAAATATTGTTAATGGGTTTTCTACAGTGTTTTGCATAAATTGGCAGGAAACACTACCAAAGAATAAAAATATTATCCCTATTCGAGATAGTGGTTACTTACAAGATCGATCTGAAATTGATGTAATTTTTATAAATCAAGGATTTGATGAAAATACCTTACAATTCATAACCCCACTAAGTAAAAGATCAGCTCCTATAATTTTACTTAATGATAATACAGTGTTAAGTCCTGAATACATTAGATTTTTTAACAGAATAAAGTACGAAATGATCGTAATAATAGATCAATATCAAATATGGAAACAGATAAGAAAATGAAAATAGAAGTAGTTACAACATTTAATGAAGCGGGCTTGAAAGAATACGGCCAACGAATGATCAATACATTTTGTCAAAACTGGCCGTCGGAAATAATACTTAATATCTATCCCGAAAAATGTAATCCGGCAATTAAGGATCATAGTCGTATTATTCTGATCGACTTAGACAGTGTACAGGAATTAACTAATTTTAAAAACAAGTGGAAGGGTGTGCCAAAGGCCAACGGCGATGTAAGTAGAGATCCAACAAGAAGCAAACGAAAAGATTCAGGAAAAGGTTTCAAGTGGAATGCTATTCGATTTGCACACAAAGTATATGCTATTTTTGATTGTGCTCGCAGTAGCAATGCTGATGTTCTTATATGGATGGATGCTGATACTGTATGCCACAGTCCTATTACAATGAAAGATTTAGAAAGAATGATACCTGCCGACAACGAACTTTGTTATCTTGGAAGGAAAGGCAAATATTCGGAATGTGGATTATATGCAATGAATCTTCGATCTCTTAGTGTGCAGACCTTCTTGAAAGAATTTCAAAGAGTTTACGACGATGCAGAAAATGGAATATTTCAATTAGAAGAATGGCACGACAGTTTTGTTTTTGATGCTGTTCGACACAAGTTTCCACAAATGCGGCAATTAGATTGGGCAGCATCCTTGCAAGATTTAAGACCAAGACCAGGTATGTCAAACGGTGAAGGCCATCCGTTAATTAATAGTGAATGGGGAGCCTGGTTAGATCATCTTAAGGGAGATCGCAAAAGTCAAGGAAAAAGCAAGCGGGACGATTTGAAAATTCGTCGAACAGAATCTTATTGGATCAATCAGTAATTTCTTCATCTAGAAAGTCTAATTTAGAATGTTTTGACTTATAGTGTCTAATATATTTTTGACCCAACTCAGTATACTTTAAGGGACTTTTTGCTTTTTTACCAGTAGTAGTTGATAAATCAAAAAATTTGTAAGTATCTTTAAACTCTTCTACTATAGCTCCAAATACTTCTCCGTCGTAAAAACGTCTTAGATTTTCTGTAATCTGTTTATTATAATATTCACTGTATCGTTTGGAAAATTCAGAAAATCCCGGATGATTTTTATTAACAATAAAAAATCCAGTCTCGCCACTAAACATCAAAGGACTAGATTCGTCTCCTTTGATTTTGTGGTGGTGAACTCCCATAAATGTTGCCAGCGTATCATCAGGGCACAAATTTTCTAAAAAAGACAACGGAATATTGTTGAAGGTAATTACGTCAGCATCTACCCAAACAATTCTATCGGCATCTAAATTTTCAAATGCATGAATAATCGAATATGCTTTTTTTGAAAATATTTTTACTCTGTCATTAAATTTTGATTCTTGAAATTCAAAATATTCTTTGGGTAATTGATCAAAGTCTATTTGATTAATTCTTTTTTTATCCTTAAGTCTAAAATTTTCAACGTAACAAGTTAACGATAATTCTTTTGGCCAATACTGTAGCCACGATTCTACAGATTCTTTGCCTATTAAATTATAATATCTTTCATCAAAACTAGTAATCACTTTAATTTTCATACAAATTTCCTAATGTATTTCCAGGCCTCGCCTGATTTTAATTCTTCAAAATTCCAATGACACATTGATATTTTTTCAAGCCACAGTTGTCGTTCTAACATATTAGGATTTTCTATCAAACTTAAATCGGTATTAGAAACTTCAAAACTTTGACTATTTCTGGGTTGGGGATCTGTCAAAAATACAGGTATACCTTCAATAGCACTAGATACACTAGGACTGCTGTTATAAACTACAGTTGCCCAGGCATTCTTCAAATCATCTGTTAAATTTTTATTAGTACTTAGAAAAACATTCTTATGATTAATTTTTAAAATGCCATTAATTTTTTTATCACCTGGATGAGTACGTACTATTATTTTTCTTTTGGAAGAATATTCTTTAATTTTAATAATAGTATTGTCTAACCATTTTTGTACTCCTAGACCTTGCATACTCCACCCGCCTTCTCGTTGAAGACAAATTAAGATATGATCTCCAGTAGTTCTCCAGGGTTTTACAATTAAGTTTAATTGCTTACTAATTTTGTTCCAACGAGATGAATCAACATCGGTGTCAAAATAAAATCCAGAAGTAGGAAAAACTCCATCAAAGCTATATCGAAGATAATGATAAGGATTTTCTTTATTAACGTATAAGAATAAACTACTATCAACAATTAAAGATCGTCTATTATTTTTTTTCTGTAAATCTATTGCAGCTTTTCTTAATCTTAAATGGGGCGCATCTTTGCCGTGTTCGTGTACAAACCCTTGAATCAATGCTACATCACAATCTAAAGCATCCATACCTCGATGTGATATTCCGATATCTCCCGAAGCATTAACTCCTTGAATAAAATAATCTAGAATTTGAGGTTTTTCTGGATTACTATTATTGGGAGGAATTCCACTATAATATGCTACGGCTTTCAATTTATTCATGATACTTTTTAATAATAGACATTGCAGTTCCGTTAGATAACTCGTTAAAGGTAAATTGACTGTAACTTAACATACATAACCAATCAGCTAACGATCCTCGATATAAGTTATTAATATCGGATAAAGAATTTTTACTAACTGAGTTAGTTACATGACGGTCTAAGGTAATTACTGGAATTCCTGCCCAAATTGATTCTGTAGCTGCATTAGAATTAATATTAATTAAACAATAATAATCTTCATCTAATAAATGTTTATGCAACAGCAATCTTTGTTTTTTAGGAGTCTTTTCTCTAAACACAATTTTTTTATCAGTGTATTGTCGAAGCTGGGATTCAACACTGTATTTCCATTGTTTAATATCTACGTGAAATATTGCGGCTGCAAATTCGCCCGGTTCTATAACTAATATTTTGTCTCCGGAATTTCTCCACTGCTGAGGAAATGTTTCAAACATTCCTAATCTATCAACAGGAGCATTAAATTGTCTACCAAAATGTAAATGATTTCTCACAAGTCGATGCCAAACTTTATTCTTTCCTAAAAAATTTGTATAACCGCTATCGATAAACCAAAAAGGAAAATTATTATCTATCTTGTTAACTAGTAAATTTTCATTACCTGAAGTATTTCGTAAAAGGCAATCTTCTTTTAGATTAGTGAATTTGTGTCTTCTAATTAAAGTCGCCGAAGGATCAATAATTTTGCCAATAGTTTTTACATAATTTTCTATGTTACTTTTTTTATAGTTTTTTAATATTGTATCTTCTCCTATAGAATCTACAATTTGATTTAATTTTTTTTTAACAATGAAAGAATGTCTTTCTTTTTTATTTTTTAAGGCCTCTTTTACAGAATTAACATAATTTGTTAAATCTTTTTCCACCGCCTGAATAATTTTTCCTTTTATTTTTGGTTTAACTTTTTCAAATTTCTTTGGATGATCTTTAAGAAAATTTATCCAGCTTTTAACTTCAGAAATATTTTCTTCACTAATCTGTATATCTTTAGCAACATTTTGTAAATCAACTAAAGGGATTAAATATTCTACAATTTCTCGATCATTAATTAATAATTTCATTGTACCACTTTTTCTAAAAATTGTTTAGCGTTGCCGTTTTTTAACTCGTCAATATGAAATTGACCATAGGCCAAATGACAACCCCAAGCGTATAATTTATCTTTATCTACATAGTATGGAGTTTCTATTTTACTCAAATCTTGCAATGCCACGGGACTTGCTGCATTTGCTGGTGCTGTTGTAAACGCTGGAATTCCGTAAAATATGCTTTCAATAGCAGCAACACTGTTAAATGTCACTAGTGCGAATACATCATTGTCTAGTGCCTGTTGGAGAGTATCAGTGACAATTCGATCAATTCTTTTAGGAGCTCGCTCACGAACAACAACTTCTCGATCAGTGTGCTCTTTAATTTTTGCAACAGTGTCCGCCACCCATTGATCCTTAGTAACACCGTAAAACTTACAAGGTTTTTCGTCAGGAGCTGCCACTAATATTTTACTACCAGTTTTCTTCCAAGGTGTAAAAGTTTTATTAAATTTCTTAAACCTATCGTCGGGTCTTGCAATAATTTTCCCGTGTTGTAAATCATTCTTTACAATACGATGCCAATATTTCCATCCGTTAGGATTAGATGAAGTTCGTTCGTTGCCAAAGTATCCAGTATCCATATAATAAAAATCACGCTGATCTTGCCAGCATTGTTTCATTATTTTATGCTTAAGGATTCCTCGTAGAACAATAGGATTTATCGAATCGTTATAATTAAATATTTCTGTACTTATAGGTATAGAGTTGCAACCTCTGGCAAACATATTAATATACTCGTCTTCGCCGTCTTTACTAAGAAATAACCAATTTTTCATAAACCTTTTTGTAAACAGTAATCTACGTAAATCCTTTCCCTATGCCATTCGTCTCCCATTGGAGTTGTAGCAAAGTCGTGAAAACTAGGTGTTCCCAAAGTATAATGTAATAGTTTAGCCTCATTGTTAGCACCGAACTCATCTGGCAACCAATTCCATTCAACAGGCAGTTCTCCAATTAACTTATCAGTTAACCATGTAAACCTGTGAACTTGCGCTCCTGTCGCTGATTGAATAAATTCAGGAGTAACCGTAACGTTAGCAGGATGACCGCAGTTCCATAAGATAACACTAGACCAATTCTTTCTAGGATAATTTTCATTCTTGGCGCCAAGATATTTTTCTGTCATCTTAGTTTGATAATCGTGTTTAACTACCATAACTGCTTTTGATTCATCGCGTAATTCCCATAGCTTTTCGATATCGTCGCGGATCAACATATCTCCATCCATAAAAATTGCCCAACCTCTGTATTCCATTAAATGAGGTACAAGAAAACGACTGTAGATAAATTGATTACTACCGTCGGTGTGCTTTTCCTCGTAGTCTTGTAAGTTTCTTAAAGCCAACGGTGTAATTGATACCGGCTTAGTTGAATGTCGAATAATACTATTTGCACACACATGATATGCTATAGCTTCTCTATGATCGTAGCCGATAAAAATATTAATCATTTTCTTTCAATGTCCTCTTCAACGCACTGGTCGCCGTATTGAATCTCGATAACTCTTAGCGGCTGGTCAGTCTCATTGCATAGTTTATGCCATTGTTGTTTTAGTATATGTATGTGTTGAAATGTATTGAACTCTCCAATTAACTCCATATCAGTTGAAGTATTTAAAGTATAAACCATTGCTGTTCCTTCTGATACGAACCAGTGTTCTGCTCTGTCGTTGTGTTTTTGCATACTTAAACAAGTTTTAGGCAACACTGTTAGTTCTTTTAATTTAACTTCTTGACCTTGTTCGTGTAGCACTCGATAGTAACCCCAAGCTCTACTGGTCTTAGGAGCTTTCCATTCTTGTAGAATCCAACTGCTAGAATTCTTTTTATCTTCTCCTCCTACACCAAATACAAATTCTAAATGCAACATTTCGTCAAGAAGATCCATCTCAGGAATATTCTCCTTTGTACGATCGCCACCATTGGCAAAAATAATTTGAGCAGTTGGATAAATTGCTCTGACTTTTCTAATAGCATCTTTGGCGCTATTATCAGTATCATCAAAGTTGATAACTCGATCAACATTATGAAGTGCTGCAACTATTGTTGCACGTTCATCCCAAGGCATAAATTCTTGCCCTTTCTTCCGCCGTAACCATTGGTCAGAGTTTACTCCAACGATTAACGAATCGCCGAGTTCTCTAGCTGCGTTGAGATATGCAATGTGCCCAGAATGGATAGGATCAAATCCGCCAGTAATTAATACAATTTTTTTCATAATGTGTTTCCTAATGTTTTTTTCCAATTTTCAAACGATACAGGAGTGAAATCAATATCGTTTTTAACAAACCAAGTTTCAAACAAATAAGTTGGTTCATTACAATACACATCATACACTGCAACTTTATATCCTTTTGTTAAAAGATATTCTGTTGCAATGATGTTATAATCTTCGGGTGCGTGTTTTTTACTTTTTAGATTGCTGTTATCATGCTCAAATGTGATACAATCAAATTCTACACCTTGTTCAATAACTTGTTGCAAGGCTTTAAAAGTATGGTTAGGAGGTTCGATATCACAAGATAGATATGTAATTCTATTAGGCAACTTTAAATTTTTAAGATGCGATCGATAGTCAAATGTCATGGCATCCGCCCAGTATATAGGGTTTTTTCTTTCGACACATTCATCCCATCCTAATTTATGTTTAACATTATATTCTAAACTAAATCCTTTCCATCCTTCTAATACTTCAAGAGAATATGTGTTACTTCTGTGCCTAGGTCGATATGCTCCGATTTCTATATAACTTTTATCTCGGCCACCTCCAATGCTATAAGCAAAAAATTCCTGATAAGCCTGACTTAGTCTTTTTGCATTTAAAATTGGTCTTTTCATATTATTCCTTAACTAACTCTTTTTGTCTTTTTCCGGAGTAATGATACATATAGTCTAAAAGGTCAGTGTCTTCAAAACCTTGCGGAGATTTGGTAACGCTTTTTGACAAATTCCGATGCGGCAATTTTTTACATACATACCATAACACGTCGTTGTCCCAAGGACGATGCAATGTATCCACAATACCATTGTACCAGCACTGTTCATACTCGTTGGTCCATTCTTTGAATAACGAATGATGCGTATCTACAATAACAAAACCAGATTCTGCCTGCTTAAGGTTTCCGCAAATAAGACTTACTACATCACCTTCTTTTGGCCAAAAACGATTTAAATCAATTGGTGCTAATATTTTAACGTCACTGTCTAACCAAATTACCCATCTTGTTTTAGAGTTACGTATGGCCCATAAAAAACACTTGCCTTTCTTCCAAAACTTTCCTTTCTTAGTTCCGCCCATAGCCCAATGGGGATCTGTTTTAGGGGGGTACGCTGGCGCCGCATTGATAATCTCTATGCCGTTATATTGAAATCCAGGCATATCGTCTACCATAGCAATTTTTTGACCTTCTAACATTGACCAACCTGGTAGATTATATTTTGCTACATTTTCGTAATACGTTGCGCCAAAACTAGTTATCCAAGTAACATCATTTACCATGGGTACACCTTAGAAAGATAATCAGCAATGCCAAACTCTTTATAATGTTCTTCAGCTCCTCTCTTTACCTTACCTTTAAAATGGCCGGCATAATTTTCTACCATACTTCCTCTAATAGGAGTATTTCCTTTTTTCTTTAAATTCATTTCAGTGAATGTAATTCCAACTTTTTCGCAATCTTGTACAGCATGGCCGTGTACATTACTGTCGTAAAATCTTCCCATATTTTCACATCGATCATTATCGTAATAATCTCTGTAAAATTTAGCAAACTGAGTTCTTCCCGAATGTCTAAGATCAAAAACAAAAAACCCGCTTTCTACGCAGAATTCGCCGCTGTCGTGCATAACCCCCAGATGTGCTGATAAATTTTTATTTAAAAGTTTATTTAGATATTCTTCAGTGATTGGTTGCTTAATAAATGCATCAGCATCTAACCAAATCATGATATCGTCTTTAAAATTTTCCACGGCATATAAAATAGTGTGCCCTTTTTTTGCAAAGCTAATCACTTTTTTCATAGTTTTGCCAGTCCATCTATCTTCAAATTCTTTAAATCCATTGTTTAATGCATAAAGATCCAATACTGTTATTCTAGAATTGAGTTTTGGAAAATTTGAAAAATCTTCAGTTGTTACTGTAATTTTTGTATCATCTGGAAGATATTTTAATGCAGAAGCTAAACTATATTTTCCGATGGAATTAAAATATTCGATGCTCTGAGACGTAAAAACGTGTATGGCCATTGGTGATCCTTTTTATTAACTGATCATATTTATACTATAAATAATGATACAATTTTTTTAATAGTGTTTAAAATGGCCAAAAATTTTTATTTTCAAGAAGTACAACACAATGTCTTTAACAAGTCAGCCGAAGCAAAAGTAGATAGATTTGCATTCGGCCTGTGCGGGCCAAATGGTACATACATTGAAATAGGATCTCAAAAACCAGTACAAAGAAGTAATACAGTTTCTCTAGAAAGATTAGGGTGGAAAGGATTTGGACTAGAATTAGACATTAGACACCAAATTCATTGGCCAGCCGGAAGAAAAAATCCTATCTACTGGGAAGATGCTACTACTTTCGATTATTGGAAAGCAGCTAAAGATCAAGGCTTGCCTGAACGAATTAATTTTTTACAAGCAGATATCGAACCACCCGAAAATACATTTATTGCTCTTAAAAAGGCAATAGAGTCTGGACTTACATTTGACTATATCGCATTTGAACACGATGTATATTGTCAAGAAATAGATTACAATGTAATTGCCACAGATTATTTGCTTACTAAGGGTTATAAGGTAGCAGTATATAATGTTTGCTCACAGCGTAAACGTAATCCGGGAGTATGGAGTCATATTGAAACTTGGTATGTTAAAGACGATATTCCGTTTGACACTATGGAATTTTTTGAATGGAAAAGGAAATACAATATAAAATGAAAATTTTAGTAACCGGTAGTAGTGGATTCATTGGTCAGCACTTAGTTCCTGCTCTAGAATCTCAAGGGCATAATATAGTTCGAGCAGATCGTACACATGGTTGCGATTTAACTATAAAAGAAAATGTGGATAATTTACCAGATGTTGACATTGTTGTACACCTGGCTGCACACAACGGAACAAAACATTTTTATGAAAGGCCATTGGATGTTATTAGAGACAGTGTATTACCTACTCAATATCTTGTAGATAGATACGCAGGAAAAATTAAAAGATTTGTTTTTACCGGAACCTGTGAAAGTTACGCAGGAGCAGTAGATTTATTTGATTGGCCGGTTCCTACAGATGAAACTGTGCCACTGGTAGTAAGCGATGTAACAAACCCAAGATGGAGTTACGGTGGCAGTAAAATTATAAATGAATTGCAAATTACCGCAGCACATAGTCAGTTAAAACAAGAATATGCTATTATTAGATATCACAATGTATACGGACCCGGACAAGTAGATCATTTTATTCCCGAATTTTACAAAAGGGCAAAGACTGGAGATCTATCATTGAAAGGATGGGAGAATACTAGAAGTTTTATGTATATTAGCGATGCTATTGAAGCTACATCTCAAGTTATTTTTGAATCTCAATGCGCTAATCAAATTGTTAATATCGGAGTGGATGACGAGAAATCAATTAAAGATTTAGCCACAATAATTTTACAAGAAGCGGGGATATACGGTGATTTAATATTAGAGGCGGCTCCTATTGGTTCAGTAAAACGTAGATGTGGAGATGTTAAAAAAATGACAAAATTATTAAACTATATTCCCAAAGTTTCTATGCAAGAGGGAATTAAAAAAACATTGGAGAGTTTATGAAAGTTGGAGTTATTGGTGTTGGCGCAGTTGGTGGCGCCTGTAGAAAAGGTTTTGAACTATTAGGTCACGAGGTAAAAATTCATGATCCGAAGTTAGGAACTTCGATAAATGATGTTATCGATACAGATATTGTTTATGTTTGTGTTCCAACTCCTGAAGCAGATGACGGTAGTTGCGATCTTAGTATAGTAGCACAAACAATTCACGAATTAGAAAAGTTAGCCTATGCCGGGGTTGTTGCTCTCAAATCAACTTCAGTTCCGGGTACAACTGAACAGCTAATAGGTGAAACAAATTTACGTCTTTGTTTCGTTCCTGAGTTTTTAAGAGAACGGAGCGCCGTAGAGGATTTTGTGGTTAATCATAATTTACTAGCGGTAGGTTGTCACAGCGAGGAAATTTTTAGAGTAGTTGTTAATAGCCACGGATTTTTTCCAAAAAATACTGTAATGTTAAATCCTACCGAAGCCGAAATTTTAAAATATTATTCAAATGTATTCAATGCTACACGCATTGTATTTGCTAATGCTATGTATGAAATATGTCAAAAAATTGGTGCAGATTACGACAAGATAAAGGATGCATATCTAATTAGAGGAACTGCAAGCCCAGATTATTTAGACTGCAATGAACGGATTAGAGGGTATGGCGGAATGTGTTTACCTAAAGACACTAAGGCCATTGATTCTTTAATCAAAAAATTAGGCCTAGAACTTAGATTGTTCGAAGCCGTTGATCAAGATAATAAGAAATTTAAAAGAACAGTATTCCCAGGAATGAGACCCTAATCTTTTTTAAGTAAATCTTCAATGGTATATAAGCGTATCATATAATCAGATACATTATCTAATACGCTGATCTCAAGATCACCCGGACGTCTATCTTTTATTTCTACTTTAAAATTACAATTATTAATTTTCTTGTAAAGTTCAACCATCTCTTTTACAGATGTTCCTATACCGTGTCCGAGATTTTCTAAACACATTGCGGGAGATTCTATAGCTTTCAATAATGCTGTACATATTTCGTTTACATGAGTGTAATCTCTAATTGCACTGCCGTCTTTAGTATTATAATCTCCTCCGTATACATAGAATACACCTTCTTTTTCTGCCCTCATTAGACTAGCTAATAACCCGTCGTGATTTGTGGGCTGGAATCCATCAACTCCTGTAACATTATAAAATCTAAATGTTGTAAAATTTTTATTTTGATTTTTACAATAATCTTCTACAACTAGCTCTGCCATTTTTTTAGAAATACCATAAGGACTGGCCATACCAGCAGCTGAGCCTGTTGATGCAAATACAAAATTTTTATATTTTAAATGTCTAAGTAGATGTCTAGTACCATTAACATTTGTATCAAAATAATCTTCTGGATATTTTGTAGAACGACTAACATTTACCAATGCTGCTAAATGAATTACGGTATCAAATTCTAAGTCCCAATTAACTGTACGTATGTCTAATGGTGTTGTGGGATCTTTTAAATCTAATTTATAGATATCATATTTGTTTCCAAGCATTTGAATAAGATGCTTGCCAATGTAACCTTCCGATCCAGTAATTAATACTTTTTTCACAAAGTTGCATCCTCTAATCCCGCGGTGCGCAGTTTGACAATGTTTGACACTTGCCATTGCTTAATATCAAGTGCTTTGATGATGCCCAACCATTTATTGCGTAGAAGGGCAAAGTCGTTAATGATCTTTTCAAAATCTACCACGTCGGCTTCGCCTTCTACAAATTTTTCACAGTCCCTAGAGCTCAACTGACGTTGGTAGTTTTCGAGATATTTACGAAAATGTTGACTGCGAAGTCTGCGAAGTTCAATATTAAGGTATTCTAAGATTCCTTCAATTTCTTGAAGTTGGTTAAATCTATTCTCAACAATACCGGGCATATTAGCAGCGGCTCTTTCAAGATTTCCCGCTATGCGAACATCGTTTTTTGCCGCTATTAATTCAGCTTCATAATATGCCACAGCATCGGGTATGTGAGAGATATCTTTACTAACCTTATCATACCAATTCATTTATTCCTCATCTTCGTAGTATTCTGGATCTTCGTCGTCAATTTCTTCACCGTCGATGGCATAGTTAATTGCATCATCGAGATAGGAATCAACACCCATTAAATCTTTTAAAATACTTTCTTTAATACCATAGTCTAATAAAGTATTAACAAAGTCTGCCGCAAGATCTTTGCGGTGCTTTTCTGGGATGTGTTCAATGACCAAGGTCCAAATATCCGCAATTAAATCTTCTTTCATTCAGTAATCTCCGTTTCAGGTTCAACATTAGTAGTTATCTCTGAAGCGGGTTTTTCACCATTATTTGAAATGTCTTCCATCATAATGTCAAGACCGTTCTTCTCATTCTTTTCCCAGGCCTTACGGAATTGTTTGATTATCTCACCGTCGGCTGATGTGTAGACAAGACTGTTTCCTTCCTTCTTGAGCAAGCCCTTGGCTTCTGCTAGGTCAACTAGTCCGCTATAGGGGTTCATACCTGTCTCATAGGGAATCTTAACCTGTACACTTTCAAATGGTTTAGCATAACGAGTTTTCATAATCTTACAGGCAGCACGGATACCGTTAACAGTTGTAGTTTTATCGCCGTCCTCGTCTTCTTTCAATTTTAATTTACGCATTGCTACTACAATAGAACTGGCGTAGATAAATCCTTGTCCACCACTGATCTTGTCATCTGGATCAAACATATCTTGTGAAGCGTATGTGTGATTGGTTGCTACCAGGCCAATACCCAGAGAACCAAACATATTAACACAATTACGAACAAGTGCTGTCAGTGCTTTAGGTTTACGGCCCATATCACCTTTTAAATCGCCTGCTTGAAACTGATTAACATCTGTTGGTGTCAACAGCATACCGAGACTGTCAATAACAAATAATATTTTTGGACGTTCGTCTTCGGGCATTGCCCGATATTCAGCAACAAATTCTGTGATAGTCTTTGCCACATCATCGATCATGGCCATATTAAGTTTTAGCAACTTTTCTGGGCTAGTGTCAACATCAAGAGCGTGTAACCAGGCTTCGTCTAATGCGTTCTCTGTGTCAATTAAGATTGGAAAGATACCTGCTTTCTGTGCGTTAGATACTAGATTACCTGAACAGATAAAACTCTTACCTGCACCACTTTCACCAGCAAACACTGTGACTTTACCTAGAGGAATACCTTTTTTAAAGTCCCCGCTGATAAGATAGTTTAATGCGTAGTTGTTTGTGCTAACCCAGTCAGTTGGGTCGTTGAAGCCAATACTAAGACCTTCGATGCTCTTTGTAATTGACTTTCTGAATTTACTGATATCAAATGCTTTTGCCATTATTCACCCTTTGGTAGTTTCTTTGGACTCACAACAATGTCAGTACGACCAATTGCTTGTAGCCAAGTGTTTAGTCTATTGATTATAACAGAATCATCCTTGGGGTTGTCAAATCTAACATCGATGTCTGCCACTGTATCGCCTGTTTGATCTTCTCTGCTGTTAAAACTCAGAGAGAAGTTCTCATTAATTTTTTGTGTTCTTGCCATTATTATTCTCCTGAAATGGAAAAGAGTACGAGTGTGACCTCGTACTCTCACTATGTTTACTGCTTACGATTACGGATCATTGCCAGGATATCCTGGGCACGATTGGCACCGCCTGCATCAGCAGCAGGTTGAGCTGCTGGAGCGGGCTTGACCGCTGTATCAAAAGGAGCATCATCCTCATCCACTACTGGAGCAGGAGCGGCTACACGACTTGTGGCCTTGTTAGGATCGCCAGTGGCACTACCCAAACCTGCTGGTTTGAAGTATTGTCCCCAACGCTCTAGGTCATATGCTTCGCCGTCAACTGACGCTTCGAACATTTCTTTCATTACTTTGAGTTCAACATCAGTTGGCTTCTTAGGCAGGAAGTCGCTTAGGTTAAACAACCCGTGAGCTTCAATTGCTGCCTTGTCTGCATCGGCGATAGCACGTTCACGACGGCTCCACTTAGATGTAGAATAGTCAGCAAAGCCACCTTTGCTTGTCTTAGCGATACGGAAGTCTACGCCACGTAGAAAGTCTGTTGGCAATTCTTCCAACTCTGGATCCATTAAAGCTGAACGAATGATT